ACCTATATAACTATACCTAGTTAACTAAACCTAATAGAGAGAGATATTGTATTTAAGAAGGCAATAAGAGATGTATGAAAAACAAAAAAATTTTTTTTAGGTCTGTATACTAATCCATATGAAAAACAGATGGTACCGATACACAAAGAAAGAATTTAATAAACTTCTCCCAAGAATGTATGACGATAGGTTTTGGGAAATCATAGAGAATCAACTAATCCACGAAGTTAATTCTGAAAATGCAGTGGAATTAAATCTAGAAGAAGAGTAAACTGTCTGAGTAATCAACTACGGAGCCTCCGGGCACCATAGTGAGAATGCCTTTTGTATAAAGGAAACCCCCCTGGGAAACCAAAGGGGGTTTTTCTTTTCTCTTCGTGGAGACTTAGATAGGCTTGCTTAATCCATGTATGATTGGAACTTGCATAGCTGACATTTTCGCCAAGCTTTCATTAACCAATTTATCATTAGATTCGCCTTGTTTCAAAGACAGACCATTCAAAAGCAGAGCTTTCTCAAATTGGTCGACAATAAAGTCGCTACCAAAGGCTCTATACTCTTTATCAGTCAACATAATCCTTAGATCATCATTATCTTGATTTAAGAACCAATGGTCTCCTTCACAGAATACTGAATATCTCTTATCGAATGACTTTGGAAACAATTCTTCTAACTGTTCAGCAGTAGCTCTTTGTACAGATGGCAATCCACCTTTGTTACTTTTGAGTTTTCCTGTACTTCCAGGCTTCCTACCATCATTTTTGACGCTAGGTCCTTTAGATTGTTTAGCTGCTTTTCCAACTTTTATTACATGAGTTAGTTCAAACTCTTGTACTTTATCGGAAATAACTATTCTTACAGGAATTTGCTGACCGACCTTGACATTATCAGGCATGTTAAAAGAAAAATTTAACTTACCATTGATTAGATCATAAGATTTAAGCATTTCTTTTGGAAATACTTGAACTGTTCCTTTATCAACTGCTCTATCAAAGTAAAGATTCTCTGCATCTGTTGTTGCAAAGGTACGAATATGCTCATGATTTATTGGAGCAACCTTAACTTGGTCAGTTTTTGACTTAGACCACTCGAAAAAGGTAGGAAAATTCTTTCCTTCGTACTCTGTAAGCTCTTTCTTGGGCATAACTTTACCTTTTTTAACAGCTTTACCTGTTAAAAGCCTTGAAATATGCTCATTTGACTGTAAAAAACGCTCAAAATACGAATTATTTGTATCTTTTGCTTTTTCAGCAATCAAAGATTGATAATATGCATTCAATTCCTTTAAATCTTTGTTGTTTTTAAGTAAATCAACAACATCTTTACGGATTTGATGATATTCTTCGCTCTGAATAAGTCTATCTCTTGATGTAGAAAATATTTTTGTTCTATAACTAGATGATATTTCAGTTAAATTAATATCAACACGCAATCTATCTTTTAAGAACGGAAAGTTAAGCATATCTTTTTTAGAAATTGTCTCTACAGGCAAGACTCCATGAGTTTGACCGTTATAAACTACATGTATTCCTGAACTTATAGACCTGCCTTGCTTGTCTTTTGATTTAGAACTATCAAAAACACCATAAGATATTTTTATTGTTCCATAATCTCCTTCAAGAGTCATTATTTTTTTGCCATTATGAAAATTATCTTTTGCTTGAGCCCAATAACCATAAAAATTACCTTCTCCAAAAGTTGTATCCTCATGACGGCAGTCAACCATTCTTATTGGTAGTGCAGGTTCTGCATAAATTTCTTCAAGTTTATACCTTGGTTCTCCAATAATATTTTGTGAACCTTTCCAACCTTTTGTGTCATAGCTATAGCACTTCACAATTGAGCCATAATCTAATTCCACTAAGTAAGGATGCCTATCTTGACCAGGAAGAGCATCAATAGGCTCATCGCCAATTGTAAGAACTTTTCCATTTGGTGCAAGATAATAATATATTGGAACTTCAGTTCCTAATATTTCAGGATCAATATACCTAATGATTGTAAAACACCATTCAGTATTGTGTTTTTTATTAACAGAAGGTGCCATTCTAGTAGCAATCAAGTTCATACGATTTTTACCTGAAAAAACTATTGTGGCTAATCCACCCTGGTTAAAGGAACCTTGTAAGTAAGGTATGTTAGTTTTGTTCGTTTCGTTGATTGATAAGAATGTTTGTTCAATAGTATCTACAGATTGACCAATTCCTTTATCTGCAAATGTTATTGAAGGCTTTCTGTTTTTAACTCCTGTTGCAAACATTTGTATGTTTCTAGTTAGATTTTTTACATCCTTTGAACGGATTTGTAAATTCTCTAATTTGCCTTCAGGAATATTAAAATACCTCTCAACAGCTTCTTTTACTGATTTTGGAGAGTTTTTCTTATCTTCTCCTGCTTCTGCTGCTTTTAGCATAATCATGGCATCAACGCTATTAGTTAATTTTTCTACTAAAGCATTTTGAGGGTAAATATTTTGATTATGAACAATAGAACTATTGTTTTCTTTGCCTCCAAGAATTTTCCAATCCTTTTTGTCAAACTCCCACAGCCCTGCTTTTTTTAATACTTCAATAACTGCTTCTTCTGATTCAGATTGAAATAGATCAGTAAATAAAGCTCTTGCTTGTTTAGTATCCATTAGATTCTAAAACTAGAGCTATCTTGGTCAGCAAAGCTCTTTTTCAATTCATTCATGCTTTTACTGAGTGTTTTAAGAATTGCATTTACTTCTTCTTTTGAATACTCATAATGAGTTGTATTAGCTAGATTCTTAATGAGTTCTATCTGCTTTACAGCATTAGGAACTCTAGTGTTTGCTAAACGCCTAAATTTAGCGTTTTTACTTTCGGGTATTCCCGTCATAATCGTCTCCTTATGTATATCAAATATTTACGCTTGGTGTAAATATTTCTATAATATTACCAACATGTGAGTTATATGCGTTAATTATTTTTATTTTTTTTGACTTGCATAAAATGACACAATAGTTAAAATTGACACAGAAAGACAAAGGAGAATATGGAAACATATGAATACAAAGGAACTAACAGCTCTATTGTTGAAGTTCCTGAATCAGAAAGACTTAGGAAGAAGTCATTGGTTCCTAAGGATATTAATGAGAATGCAATTAGCGAACTTATTAACACATCAATGGCACAAGAGTTAGCTAGATTCAGATCAGGACCTGAATTTAATGAAAAAAGAATCTTGGAAACAAAAAGATTAAGAATGGCTTATACAAGGTATTTCAAAGCCAACTATCCTGATTCTAATTTTCACTTGATTTCTAAAAAGGAAGAAATTAATGGAGAAATCTTTTTCATTCTTTGGTTAACTTACTAATGAGTGATTTAGAGAAAATTAATACAGGGCTTTCATTAGAAGAACTAGCGACATACAAACCTAAACAAGTTCTATCTCGTGATAGAGCAAATCTTGTTGCGATGACAAAAGCTCAGTGGATTGAGATAGTTCAGTGGATTCAAATGAGAATGCCTGAAACTCAGAAATGGGAAGACATCAACATTGAAGTATGGTTTAGAGATTTACAAGAATATGCATACGAAGATGTTTTTGTAGCTGTCGAATCTTTATACAAAGAAGGTAGAACATCTTTCCAGGGCTCACACATTGTCAGTCGTTTGAATGACATGGCAGTTGACCCTGTCAGAAATATCAGAAAAGAACAAAGTATGGCAGGTGCCGACTTTTGTCAAAGCTGTGAACAGCCATCTGAATTTATGTGGAGATATTGGATTAGCGATAAAAACGGTAATCCTATTTTCGTTGGCAGGTGTGATACTGACGGATGCGATAACGAAGTTAAAAGAATTCCTACAGAAGCAGATTTAGAACTTAAACCTGCATCAGTTACAAAAGCTGACATGCTCAAAGGAATGTATGTTGTAAAAAATCTTAATCTTGATATGAGAAAAAAGATTTGGGCTCAGTTTAAGGATTACCCTGATGGAAATCTTATGGAAGCTGTTGGAGATGTCATTCCTGACTTCATGACAGATTATGAGGTAAACGACACAAAGTAATACGCAGTGTCATCCAAAGCCGACTTTAGTATGTATACAATAATTAAGTCGGCTTCCTTGCTGACAAGCCCTCCCATCAACGGTTAGCTCTTCGGGGTTAACCGTATATACTATAAGTTATGGCAGGAATAAATACCTTTAGTGATGGGAAGTTCTTAAATTTAGCTGCTGATAAAGTTTTAGCTGATAAAGAAGAGAAGCCCGAAAAAAAGATTTCTTTTAAAGATTCCTTATACCCATCTCAACAAGAAGTCCACGACTCAGAAGCTCGTTGGAAAATACTGTGTGCCGGTCGAAGATTTGGTAAATCTAGACTTGGTGTACAAATGGCTATGGAGCATGCCCTAAATGGTAAAAGAGCATGGTGGGTTGCTCCAACCTTTTCTATCGCTCGTGTAGGTTGGCGTGATATATTAAACGCATCTTCAAAACTTACAGGAATCAAAGTAGATATCAAAGTTGGCGATATGATTGTTAACTTTCCTGATGGTGGTTTTATTGCTGTTAAATCTGCTGACAATCCACAAAGACTTAGAGGAGAAGGTCTTGATTTCCTAGTTATGGATGAGGCTGCCTTTGTTAAAGAAGAAACATGGACAGAAGTTTTAAGACCGACTCTTACTGAAAGAAAAGGTTCTGCATTATTTATTTCGACACCTCGTGGTATGAACAATTGGTTTTACAGATTGTGGGTTGATTCAGAAAACAAAGAAGATTGGGAAAGATTTAAATTTCCAACAATTGCTAATCCAAGAATTGATCCTGAAGAAATAGAATCTGCAAAAGCTGAACTAGGCTCGATAACTTTTGCTCAAGAGTATGAAGCAGAGTTTGTAAACGAGACAACTCAAATTTTCAAAGCTGATTGGTTTAAATACTATAAGCCTGGTGTCAGAAGTTGTAAGATTGGAAACGATGAGTTTCTTATGGATGACATGCACAAGTTTGCTACAGTTGACTTGGCTGTGTCAACAAAAGATTCTGCTGACTATACAGTCATAACTTCTTTTGCTCATGATTCTGCAACTAACAATCTTTTTGTTACTGATATGTTTAGAGACAGATTGCAAGCTCCTGATATTATTCCAACTCTTAAAAAAATATTTTATGACAACGAATTGTCTTGGGTAGGAATTGAAAGAGCAGGTTATCAGCTTGCTATTGTACAGTTTGCTCAAAGAGAAGGAATTGTAGTAAAAGAATTAAAAGCAGATAAAGATAAAAGGTCAAGAGCTATGCCATTGTCTGCAAAGTTTGAAAGTGGACAAATATACTTTCCTGATGATGAATTGGCAACTTGGGTTGGAGAAGCAGAAAGAGAGCTAATTACTTTTCCTGTAGGTAGCCATGACGATATTGTCGACACGCTAGCATATGGAGTGTTAAACTTAAATAATAAGAGAGAGTGGGTAGCGTACTAAATGGCAGAGGATAAGTCTCGTTTTAGAAGGTTTGTAGAATATTTGCAAGCACCACCCGAAAGGGTTAAAGGCTTGAACTATAATCAATCACTAGGTGTTGATCCATTAGTGTATGGATACAATACAAGTTCAGGATATTTTCCAGATAAAAAATTACAAGAAGTTGGAGACGGCACAGGTAACTCAGCAGTTGTTGCATGTCTAAATGTTTTATCCACATCATTCGCTGAACCATCATTAAAAGTTTACAAAAGAGAAAACGGGGAAATGGTTGAACAAGAAGACCATCCTGTAAATCAATTACTTACAAGACCAAATCAATATACATCAGGTTCTTTACTAGCAAACTATATTATTACAGCCTTGAATGCAACAGGAGATGCATACTTATTCAAGAATCGTGCAAGAAGTGGCAGGGTTGTTGAATTAGTTCCATTGCTTCCAAGTTATGTAAAACCAAGAGGTAATGAGGAACAACTCATAACTCATTATGAATATTATGTAAAAGAGCGAAGTACATCAATAAACGAATTTCAAGTTATACCTGCTAGTGAGGTAGTACATATCCGACAAGGAATAGACCCAAATGACCACAGAAAAGGTTTTGCTCCCCTTAAGTCTGTGTTAAGAGAAATTTTAGGAGACGAAGCAGCAGGGCAATATGCAGCAGCCCTTTTGCACAACATGGCTGTACCAGGAGTGATACTTTCTCCAAAAGATGACTCTATGGGTGGACCTTCAAAAGATGAAGCAGAAGCTATCGCACAGATTTACAAACAAAAATTCGGTGGTGCAAATAGAGGAGCTCCTATGATTCTTACAGGCTCTATGGATGTCAAAGTAGTTTCATGGTCTCCTGAACAATTAAATTTAAATAAACTAAGAAGACTTCCTGAAGAAAGAGTTTCTGCTGTTCTTGGTGTTCCTGCTATTCTTGCAGGATTAGGTGCAGGTCTTGAAGCTGCTACTTACAATAACACTAGAGAGCTTAGAGAATTTTTCACTGAGCAAAAATTAATTCCTTTATGGCAAACAGTTGCTAATGAAATAACTTCTCAGTTATTGCAAGCAGACTTTACTTCAGATACAAAACTTGTTTGTAAGTATGATCTAGGAGAAGTTAGAGCACTAGATGCAGATAAGTCTGAAGTATTCAAGAGAATGAACACAGGTGTTCAAGGTGGTTGGATAACAGTTGGAGAAGCTAGAAAAGCAGTTGGCTTAGATGCTAGTGATGACCATTCAGTTTATTTAAGACCATTAAACTTGCAACCTACAAAAGAAGAAGATTACGCAAATCCTATACTCCCTGAAAAATCTTTTGAACTAAAAGATGTATTGACTACTGAAGGTGCAAGTGTTGAAAGCGAAAGAAGTCCTAAAATTGTTGAAAAACCAACAAGACTAAAATCAACTGCTATTTCTGCAAAAGTCAAAAAGAGTCTTCAAAAGAAAGTAAAAGACCATAACGCAAAGAATCCTAAGTACAGAGCTAACTATAGAATGTTAGCTGCAGTGTTCAGGAGAGGAGTAGGTGCTTATCGAACAAATCCATCTTCGGTAAGAGGTAATGTAACAGGTGCTACCCAATGGGGATTAGCCCGGGTTAATGCCTTTATTAAGGGATTAAAGGGAAGATTCCCACGCAAACCTTTTGACCAAGACCTGCTCCCTGCTGGACATCCATTATCTTCTAAAAAATCAGGAGATATTGAAGAACTTAAAGTATCTACAGAAGAGGCAGAAACTTTATATGAACAGTCTTTTGAGATTGAGCCTGAGAACAGTAAAGCTAGTTCTGTAAGTGTTGGAGATACAGTTAGTTGGTCAATAAATAAAGACCCTGACCCACCATCAACAGTTCATGGTGTTGTTGTTTCTGTTTCTAAAGAAAATGCAACAATGAATGTTTGGGCAATCATGGATGACGGTTCTCATAAAAAAACAGATAGAAATGTTACACAGCCTATTTCTAAATTACAAAAAATTAAAGATTGGCGTAAATCAGAAAAGAAAGAAAAAATTACAAACTTTCCAAAATCAGGAGATAATCAAAAAATTAGTTTGAGTAACTCTCAGTACAGACAATTCCCTGACTACAACTATGTAAAAGATTTAAAAGAAAATTACCCAACCATTTGGAGAAGAGCAGGAACAGGTGGTAATCCACCAACTGCATTTACAGGCAATGATGCTTTCAACAGATGGACAAAGTATAAAGCAGGCGATAGATCAGCTTCTGTGCTTTCTTGGGTAAAACGAAGAGAACGCTTTATGAATCGTCATAAAAATAATAATAGATTGAATGGTGCTATTGCAGTTATGAAGTGGGGTGGCGTTACAACAGGTGGTGTTTCAGAAATGAAGAAACTTGTCAATGAGCAAAAAAAGAAAGTTAATGCTCGTAACAAAAAGGCACAAGAGATATTAGGACACACTAATTAGCAATATATGACAATCGACCATTTTTTGCGTTATTATAAAAAGGAAGAGGTATAGGAGTTATGGACGAACAAAAAGAAAAAAAAGAGTTTGAAATAGAACTTAAAAAATCAAAATCTAAAAAGGGAGCTGTAGAAGCAGTTTTCTCAGTATTCAATAATAAAGATAGCGATGGCGATGTTGTCATTCCAGGAGCAGTAAGGTCAGGTTTTAAATCAGGCGATGTTCCTATGGTATGGTCTCACAAATGGGACATGCCTATTGGAAAAGGAAAAATCAAACAAGACAATGACAAAGCTACCTTTGAAGGTAATTTTTTCATGGATACTGAAGCAGGAAAAGAAGCTTACAACTTAGTTAAGTCAATGGGCGATTTACAACAATGGTCTTTTGGTTTTAGAGTTGAAGATTCAGAAGTAGGCAAATGGCAAAAAAATGCTGATGCTGAAGAAGAAACTGCAAGATACCTCAAAGATTTAACAGTTTACGAAGTCTCCCCTGTTCTAGTTGGTGCTAATCAAGAAACCTATACCATGGCTATTAAAGAAGCCTCAGAAAAAGACGAACTAGAAAAAAAAGTTGTAGACACTGAATCAGTAGACGAAGAAAAAGCAGCATATGCAAAAGATACTTTTGATAATCCTGCTGAAGCTATGAACAGGTCAAAAGAATTAAGTTGTCCTGTTGGCGTTCACACTCATGAAGTAGATGGCAAAGAAGTATTTATGCCATGTAAAACACATGAAGAGTATGAAGAAGCAGTAGGAAAATCTATTGACGAAGAAACAGAAATAAAAGATGTTGAGACAAATGATCCAGAGCCTGAAGATGAAATGGGCGAGGAAATTGTCGAAGAATCAGATACTCCTGAAGATGATGTATCTGAGGAAAAGGATTCAGGAAAGGCACCTAGCTTGACAGGGTTGACTTTCTCTGAAGAGGTAAAAGATGTGCTTGCTGCATTGGATAGCCTCATAGTACGAGCCAAAGCTATTGGCTTATTACGAGTAAAGGATGGTAGGAAATTGTCAGAAAAGGCAACCGAAGCACTTAATGCAGTCCGTGAAGATTTGAATGACGCATGGACCGAGATTGATGAAATCATCGAAGAAGTCGGAACACTTCCTGAAGCTACTGCTACTGCAGTAGAAGAAGAAGTTGAAGTAGAAGATGTGGATACAGAGACAGAAGAAGTTGTTGAAACTGAAGTTGAAGAAGTCGCAGTTGAAGAAGTTGAAGAAACTGAAGAAGCTGAGATTGCAGAAGCAGAAGTTGAAGTAACTGAAGAAGTTGAAGTTCCTGTCGAAGCTGTAACTGAAGAAGTGGCAACTGATGAAATTGATGAAGATTTAGAGTCTCTACTCATGGAAACTCAAAGAACAATCGCAGACTCATTAATTGCTGAAACAGAAGAAGAAGACGAAATTTAGCAATAGGAGAATATCAATGTCAGATATCAAAGACCTCCGTGAGAAATTAGCTGCTAAAAGAGTTGAGCTAAAAGAATTATTTGAATCCTCAGAGGATGGAAAATATTCTACAGAGCAAAAGAATGAAATCGGAAAAAGAAACGAAGAACTCGCTTCTTTAGTCGAAGAAGTAAATCTTAAATCTGCTCAAGCGAAAAATGAAAAAGCTATTGATGCTGATTCACAACCTGTAGCAAGCAATTTCCCAACAGAGAATGAAACCCTTACAGTTGGAGAGCAATTTGTTAAGTCAGATGCTTGGAAAAACTATAAGGACAGTGGTATCAAGGGTGTAGACAGCAGAGTAAAATTTGCTCCTAACAATCTTGAAACAAAAACCACATTAACAACCACAGGTTATCCACCTGAGGTCCTAAGACAACCAGGTATTCTTGAGACTGCTTTAAGAGACCCTGACACAGTCATCGGATTATTCGACCAAATTACAACTGATCAAAACTCTTTCAGTTATTTGGAAGAAACAACCTTCACAAACAACGCAGCAGAAGCTGCTGAAGGTTCAGCCGTTGGCGAAGGTGCATTAGCATTCACAGAAAGAACAGAGTCCATCCGTAAAATGGGTGTATTCTTGCCTGTTACTGATGAATTATTAGCTGATGAAGCCGGAATTCAAGGTTACTTAAACTCAAGATTACAAACAATGATTAAACTTCGTTTGGACAGCCAACTCCTTTCAGGAGACGGTTCTGCTCCAAACTTAGAAGGTATCTTGGACGCAGGTAAATCAAGTGTTGGTTCCACCAACTATTCAACTGAGTACAATGGTAACTTAGGAAGAATTGGTGCAATTTATAGTGCAATTACCAATATTCGTGTAAATGCATTCACAGAACCAGATGCAATAGTTATGCATCCAAACGATTGGAATACAGTAGTAACATCCTTAACAGGATTTGCTGGAGACGCATCTGCAGGATATGCAGCTAATGTCCCACTATTCATGGCAGCAGGTGCCATGGGCAATGCTCCTGTAGCATCCATTTGGGGATTAAAAGTTGTCCCAACATCAGCTATCGCTGAGAACACTGTTCTTGTCGGTAAGTTTGGTGGTGGAGAAGCAGCTCATGTTGTCATGAGACAAGGAATGGACATCGCTGTTTCTGATAGCCACTCTGATTTCTTTATTAAGAATCAGCTCGCTATTAGAGCAACAATGAGAGTCGGTTTCCCTGTTTACAGGCAAGCAGCTTTCCACAAAATAACAAACTTCTAAATTAGGAGTATTTGTTAGATAGTTTACGAAAGGGGTAGCAACCCTACCCCTTTCAAACTACAATTATTAAAAAAGGAAAATAATGTCAGATTTTACAAAACCAGAAAAAAGTATTTGGAAACTAAGCGATGGTACTATTTGGGAAGGTCCTGTATCAGAACTACCTAAATCGGGTGCATCTTTAATCGCTAAAGCAGGAAAAGAATATCCTACTGAGTGGCTTAAAGAACAAGGTTGGGGCAAGAAAGCTCCTGCTAAGAAAAAAGCAGCTCCTAAAAAAGCTCCTGCAAAAAAAGCAGCTCCAAAGAAAAAAGTAGAAACAAAAGCAGTTAAGCCAAAAGAAGATAAGTAGGTCCTAACATGGCACTTTCTTCTGTTTCCGATGTCGAAAAAGTGCTTGGCGTTGATTTAAATACTACTGATGAATCAACTGTTACAAATTTATTTATACCAACAGCAGACCAAGCCATAGACAACTTCGTAGGTTACGAATTAGATTATACAGCTTCAATAACCGAAAAATTCGATGGAGACAATACCGAAGATTTATTTTTATCTAGATCACCTGTAGTATCAGTAACATCTGTTACCGAAGATGGTAATGCCCTCTCTGAGGGAAACTCAAACGATTATGTTCTTTATTCCAACCTGGGTAGATTGAGAAGAACAGCATTAGAGACATGGTCAGATGCAAAGTTACAAAATATTACTGTAGTTTATTCTGCAGGTTATTCAGATAGCGAAAGTTCAGCAGAGGATGTACCAAAAGATATTAAGTATATCAGTGCAAGAGTTGCAGCTAGATTATTTGCAGCAAGTGCAAGTTTAGGAACTCAACAAAGCACAGGAACTGTTGGAACTCATTTATCAGATAATACTTCTGATGCAAAATTCCAAATGGTAAAACAAGAAAAAATAGGAGACTATTCAGTTGTATATGAATCTCCGATGGAATTGTTTAGCCAAGATTTATTAACAGTAGAAGAGAAAAGGGCACTTTCTAAATATAAGAGGCAATTCTTCACTTCTGCAGGTATACTAGACTAATGGAAGACTTAAGATTCCCTGATGGGACAAAACGAGAAGACGCAGTAAACGAACTAATTGATGACGAACAATTTAAAGAAATGGTTCTAAAACAATTCAATTACATGCGTATCAAAGGTATCAATCTTGTACAAGATGCAGATGATATGGTAAATCTTTACTTAAAGATTTGCAAAGCCTTTGATGAATAATGGCTAGATACGATTACAAATGTTCTAAGTGTGAACATTTGTTTGAAGTAACACACTCAATTCACGAAGACCCAAAGATTAAATGTGAAAAATGTAAAGCAATATCTACTAGACAAATTAGCTCTAGGGTTAATCTCTACGGAACTGTTGGTATTGATTGGAATACTGATCCTAGTAAAGTATCTAGTTCTATGAGAGATAAAGCAAAAAAAGCAGCAAAAAGAAAAGTTAAGTTTTAATCGTCTCCTGGAAAATTAGGATTTCCCCTATAACTATCAAGAACTTTTGTTTGATATAAGTCGTCCATAGTTAAATACACTCTTCTAGCAACAATGTAACCTTTTTTAATTAGCCACTTGTATGGTGCAGAGAATACTCTGTTTTCTATTTCTTTAAATCTCTCTATCATTCTTCTTCTATATCTTTTGCGTAATCCGTACCAAGAAGTTTATCTAGTTCTGCTTGTTCGACTACCCAAAGGTCTTGTGCTCTTTTTTCTTTTTCATAAATACGAAGCTCAATGATATAATTAACTCTATCTTTGAGCTTTATCCATATTTTTTTCAGCATGTCCCTCCTAAATAAAATCAGATGCTTGATACTGTGGATATCTTTGTACACAGTACCCAAGACCTGAATTTAGTACAGCTTCTTCAACTGTAGGTCCACTAGCAACAATCAAACTACCGTTTGTTGAGCCTTGTCCCTTCTCCATTGTATTACCATCAATAAAGTTTACACGCCCTTTCACAAAACAAAGCATATTGAATTGTGTACACAAATCATGAAACCACCTTGTATCTGTTCTAGAAAAAATTAAAGAAACAACTTCTACATCGTTCTTTGCTATTTGTTGTAGAGCATAATCTAACCAAATTGGTGTATCTTTTCCATATGGTGGATTTAACCATACTTTACCAAACCACTCTTTAGTCAGCCCATCATCTTCTTTAGTAAAGATGTTATCTGCCTGAATAAGCGTATTTGCTTTTTCAGATGATGCAGGGTCCAAATCGAAATGTAAGCCCAAAGCATCTATTATCTTCCTTGGTGTGTACCATTCTTTGGATTTATTTACATTACTATTTGGATTAAATCCGTGAAAATTTCCTTCTCCTTTTGTCATTATCTCCTCCTACTATTTAGACTCTTTGAATCTAAAAAGGTTACATACTTTTTACCAATCTTCTAACATATCTGCGTCAAAAACTATTGTCTTAAATTTTATGGCATTGGATATACAAATGCCGATAAACTCTGCACAGGCAGGCACTACAGCGTTCCCAAGTGCCTTTATTTTATCTACACGCTTTTCCTCGTCTTCTATTGTCCTTGGAACTGTTTCCCATGGTTCTATGATGTATTCATCTTTATAAACATCAGGATTCTCTGCTAAGTTACCTTTTGGATTTATTCCTGCTGCTATTCGTTTAGTACTAGGTCTACTGCTTGTAACTAAAGGTGTTTGCCATTTTTGTTTTTGCCATTCAAAACTTTCAATTGTTGTCATCTCTTCATCGTATTTAATAACTTTTAAATAAGGTTTTAGTTTTTCCCAATCTTCCATTGAGGGATATGAAAAGTATTTATCATTTCTAAACCAATGGTCGATAGTTGTTTTCTTTACATCTAGTGCATCGTATAAGGTAGACCTTGTTACATTATCTTTTAAGTACTTAACAAAAGTTTTTTGTGGTGGTAGGTTAGGTCTTTTATAAATCTCATGGTCTTTGTATTTTTCAAATAGATCAGGATTCTTGTGTATTTGGTCTATGGCTATTTGGTCAGCCAAAGTTATTTGTACCGGTTGACCTGAAGCTCTGTGTGTTTTTCCTTGTAGTAATTTTGTTGCGTACTTTAATGCATCTTCTCCTGATTTAGAATCCATTGTTGTGGGAGTACGCCACATCAAATCTCTGTTGTAAGTCCAATAATTAGGTAAGCCTAATCTTCCTGCCAATCCTGGGGAAAACCCATTAGAAGGGAGACCCACTTGCTGTGTAATCTTTTCCCAATCAATTTCGGATTCCTCTCCCCCATGTCCATCTCCAATGTCGACCCGTGCTTCCCTGCTTTCACTGAGGGAGCTTGTTTGTTTATCGGTTTCGATGCTTGACTTGCTCTCGGAGTTGACCATAGCTTTGGATTCTCTCTCAAGTTGCCTGTACTTTTCCTCTTGCTCTTCTTTGATTTGTCCCCACGGTAGAGTGCGTTCTCCAACGCTTCCCCCGTCCTTGGTTTCAAGTGATCTAAAGTGTTCGGAGTTTCCCACGATGAAGATTCTTTCTCTAAGGTGCGAGGCATTAACCGAGGCTGCTGATACAATTTGCCATTCAACACTATACCCCCTATCGGAAAGGAAAGAAACAACTCTTCCGAATGCTCCTCCTTTGTTTCCTTCGTTGTCTTTTGCTGTGAGGAGTCCTCTGACATTTTCTGCCACAACCCATTTTGGTTTAAGAATGCTAATGGCTCGTTCGAACTGATACCATAATATTCCTCGCTCATCTTCTTCACTCATTCCTTTCCTGTTACCTGCGTAACTAAAACTTTGGCATGGGAATCCACCGATTAAAATATCGACAGGTTCTAGTTTAGTAAAATCTACATCATTAATATCGGCATTAATAACTTTAGAATTGGGGAATCTTTTTTCTAAAACTGAACAACAATATTCATCAAATTCAACTTGCCATACAGTCTCAGCATTAAAGTCTTTTAGACCACGCTCGATACCTAGGTCTAAGCCCCCAATCCCACTAAATAAACTTCCTATTTTAATTTTTTATTATCTCCATAAACAGGCAAACTATGATTCCAATTTACCTCATATGTCCATTCATGTAGTTCTTTTCTAAATCTTCTTTTTTTCATGGTCTAATTCCAAATCCACAGATACCATTCTGTTCTTCTTCTGTAGTACAGTCTTCAGGAACAATATCTAATTCACTCATTTCTGAAGCAGTGTATCTTATTATTTGCCAATCTTCCAAAGAACTTATATCTAAGTCTATTTGTTCTTCAGTTGTATACCAGGTAATAGTACCATCAGCATCTACGCTTTTTATGTAACCTTTAATATCGTGGTCATCGCACCTGTTACCATCACACCAAAAATTGTATTCAACATTTGGTTGAGATAAATCAGGTCCATGAAATATTGGTAAAGGTCCTGAGAGTTGTGGCATGAAACCACCACCCATCAACATAACTATCATTAATCCATACATTATAACTCCTCATCTAAATCGTCATATCCGTAGACATCACAATATTCTTTATCTTCATTTTCCATACAAGCACACATCACAAATTGACAGAGCGTCAGATTTAGATAATTCGATATTACAGATTCGACAAATGTGAACTGTTAATTTTGCTCTCTTTTCCATCTTCTCTCCCAATCTTTTTCGTCTTCCCAACACCACTTACTACTGTTCCAATCTCTCCACTGAGTTCTTCCATAAATGTCCTCAGCTAAGATACTCGCAAACATAATGTTGTAGTAAGGAGTAAATTGAACTTTTGTTTGTTCAAAACCATGACTTGATTTAGAAGTGGGACCTTCGTATGGTCGCCCATGACGAAGGATTACCCACTCGTTCCACCTCGGCAGATCATATTCCTCGGCAACCCAATTCCA